ACACCATTTTCACCATATATTAATTTAGCATTTATCATAAGATTTGACGCGCCCAATTCATATAATGGATTGCTGCCATGACCGCCAGGAGGGCTAATTATAGCCTTTGCAATTGCACCAGAACCACCAGTCAGTGGATTATCTTTTACTGATACACTGGCATATGTATAGCCTGAACCAGAATTTAAAATATTAATGCTTGATATTGTATTTGATGTATTATTAACACTAGCAGATGCAAGAGCTCCTGTTCCATCTCCAGTAATAGTTACAACAATATTATTTGCATTTGTATAACCAGAACCAACATTTAAAAGTGTTACATGATTAATTGCGCCTGACACAGCAGAAGATTGTACTTGCCATTGGGCTGATGCATCATCATAATTCAAATATTTAACAGGAATATATGTGTTTGTCATATATTTTATTTTTTCAGCAGCAGAAACAGTATACATATATTTCCATTTATATCCATCTTGTGTTTCGGATATAATATATGGGCTCACTGATGTTGGCATTACAGTGGATAATCCACCATTATTATTGCCTATACACTTATATACATTATCACTACTTGTTATAATATAAAATGGTTTATCAAATAGATTTTCTTCAGTATGATCATATTGGAAATAATTCTGTCCACTTGCCCAATTATATCTTGGTATTACATGAAAAATATCACCACCTGTTATTTGTTTTCCACCAATCATGTTATCCCAAACATCATAAACAGTTGCTATTGATGAATTGGCATTTGGAGGCATGGAATCGTTTGCCCAAGGCAATGTTTTTCCATAAGTTAGATATAATCCAGTATTTCCTGTATTTGCCTGAACAAAATTTAATCTAAAATTTTCAGCGGCTGCCACTCTTAAATCTATATAAGATGCTAATGCCATTTTCTTTAATTAATCCTTTACTATATCTATAAATAGTTCTTCTGGCAAATATGTGATTGTTTCAACAACATCACGAACATAAACATATTCACCAAATAATTTCATTCCAGACGGATGGACTAGATTTTTTACTGTTTGTTTATATTTAGCTAAAGATTTGTCAGATTTTATAACATAAGAGAATGGTTGATAATAATCCCTGTCTTCAAGAAAATTATATGAACTAATGTGACCATCATCGTTTAAGTATCTACCAGGATATGCATAAATGCCTTCCACTATTACTGCATTTGCATTTGCTTTACCATCACCAGATTGAGATAAATCAATAATAGGAGCAGTAATATATCCTGAACCAGTATCTGTTATTATTATTTCTTCAATAGAACCAAGAACAGATTGTGCAGATATCATTGAAGCACCGCCACCTAAAATTGCAGTAACAATAATATTTGCTCCATTGCCTGTTGATGATATCACATTAGCTTTTGGTAGTTTTTCTTGTGCATATCCTGCTCCACCAGTTATTTGCCCAGGAACATTTATAAATTCAACTTCAGTTATTCCACCAGAAATGTTGACATTTTTAACATTTCCTGCTGCACCAAATCCATATGTACCAATTTGATTAATAAATTCTATTTTATCGCCAGGTATGTATCCAAGCCCTCTTGATTTTATTTCCATTCTTCCTAATATGCCAAGAGAAAAGATTGAGGTGTTTGGAATAATTGATAATTCAGGTGTTGAAATATAGTTATTGCCCGAGTTTATCACATAGATTTGTGATGCTGGACCTGTATTGGCATATTTCCAGAATTGCCCAGCATTTACTATTGAAGTATTAACATTAGATGAATTAAGATTACTATAAATCAAATTTCCTATTTGTGTATTAGATTCAAGAGATATTGTACTAAACATGATATTATATGAGTTTGGATGATATGCACCTGTTTTAATTACATCTGAAACAATAGCATTAGCGCCTGATCCTAAATCATTTAAATCAGTTACTGTTATGTTTAATAGATCGCTCACTCTATATCCAGCACCGCCATTTATAACTGAGATAGCAGCAATATTGCCAGAAGCAACTTTACTTATTTCTGCTTTTGCTCCTGATCCAGTATTGCTTGAAAAAATAACAGGATCACCAATTTTATAACCTGAACCACCATTCGTAACAACTATAGCTGATAATCTACCACTATAAATGTTTGCTGTTATGCTTTTAGTATCTTCAACATCATCAAATAAAGTGAATACTGTTTCTCCGTTTCTGAATGTTTCATCTATGTTTGATAGATAAAGTTCATCTACACGATATCCTTTTTCATAAAATCTCTCAACACGCTCTACAGTAGCAGTTGCATTTGATGTATTACCTTTAATTTTTGTATTAATAAATTTTTCAAGATCATAAAATGTATTGTCGGAAGCTACAACTGTACCATCAAGTTTTTTAACAGTCACATCTTTAATTCTTAGTGTCTTTTGAACAAACCATTTTCCATCTGAAACTTTGAGGATGTCTTGTTTAGGATAATAAAGATCAATTTCTTTATTATACAATATGCGCATAAGAAATCTAATTGCTTTTTCGGTTCCTTTTGCACGATAAAAATCTTTAACGTGTTTGAGTATTAATTTCTTATCTGCAATAATATCTTTTGGTATGTACTTTAGAAATGTGCTATATAACAATTCGGCATATTGATCTTCAGTTAAATCGATATCTTGATAAGTCTTAACATTTTTTATTTTATTGACAACTTTATTTTCCTGTTCAGTATATTGATAATACTTTTCAAGGAAAGTAACAAAATTCTGATGATCATTTCTAACGAAAAATGGTACTTGAGAATTGATAAGTGTGCTTATTTTATTGTTTGAAATCATTAATCAGTGACCATTTGTAATTGTACTGAGTTAGGATCATTTTCATCAATACTAACAATTCTATTTCTCAATGGTGTTATAATTTCATTTGCAGGAAGAACGTTTAATGTTAGATAATTAGCACGATAAAATTCATTGAGTGTTACACCATTAATTCTTGTGCTATTCAATATTATGAGCCCTGAATCATAATCTATAGTACCAAAATTATCATTAAGTATTATTTTTTTTCTATCTGTTGTATAATAGTATGATCTTAATGTTCCTATCTTTGTTTGTAATTTAGCTGTTGCGGATGCGCCATAACCAACGTCATCTGTAATAAGAACAGTTGCTGTGGAATAATTAGTACCAGAATTTGTTATTTTAATTGCAGTTATTCTTCCACCCGTCAATACTGCCTCAGCAGTAGCACCATTACCATCACCAATTATTTCAACTTTTGGAATAGATACATAATTTTGACCGGATGATAATATTTGAATTGAATCGATACCTGTCAATACTTCTGGAACTTCTTCAATTAGAGTATTTCTTAATGTTCCCGTTGTATCATATGTTTGAAAATCAGGATAACTTGTAAGTTTGTTTATATCAATAACACTCTTTTGAAGTGGTAAATTATAATTGATTGTATATTTTCTTCTATTAACAGTATCAATTTTAACACGCTTTTGTAATACAATATGTATATCTGACCCTGTTATTGATTGATCAGAATTTAAAATATAATTTTGTAAATCTGCTGTTCTAAAAGTAGAATTAAAATTAGATAGCTTTTCGGATGCATAATCGTATATTGAAGCTTTAACACGAGAAAGTAAATCATTAGTTGATAAATCTGTCAAATCAGAATTATATCTAACTTTACCTTTAACGAGAATGTATACATAATCAGCATCAATAATTTCTGGTGTCACTGTTAATACATTTCGTGTTTCAATCAGTTTATTTTTGATATTTTCTTTTTCAAAATTTGTTAATTCAAAATTACCTTTTGTTTTGATTGAAATAAAAACTTTACCATAAATAACTGGATCATTTTCTTCACCACCCCACACAGAAACAGCTTCAATATTATTAAAATCTTTTACTAATAGATTCTCATAATCATTTTTTGTTACTGCTCGATTCTGTGTGGTATAGAAATAAGGTGCTCTAAATCTAACATTTTCAATGCTTTCTTTATCAATACCACCATATGAAGATACTACAGATGATATTCTAACATTATCATTATACTTATTTCCTATACTTCCTGTAGGGAAAAATCCAGTTATATTGTTTGATTGTGC